TTATGACTATCAGATGGTGAACTATATGTATCACCCCCACCAAAGTCTCCTTGTAAACTAGGTATACCACCAGGTCCTCTGTTTGGTTTACCTTTTAATGATCCATGTAAATTTTTCTTAATTAATAATTTTTTCTCTGCATCTGTAATGTATGCAAGATGTGCTGTTGGATGAGTTGGTGATGATTTAGCAGTCTTAGGTACATTTACCATTTTAGATGGTTTATAATTTTTAACACCACCTTGAATAGCCACTCCACCATGAGCCGCTCTCATAATTCCTTCTTCTTCTACAACCTCTTCATCCATGATCCGTGATTCATAGGGATCATGTCCAATATATTCATAATACTTTTCACTATCATAAGCTATTTCACCAGCTTCCTCATAGTCCAAATCAAAATTATACATTAAATGTTCTATTCTTTTGATGTACCAATCCGGACCCGCCATTAACATTTCTTGTTTTTTAAGAGGTCTGTCTCCTTCGTACTTGATGCTCGGAGCACCAGTATCTATCATTTCTGATTCTTCAATAATGTCTGTAATTGCCATAGTCGTTTAAAATATCCTATTTTACTTTGTTTTACAATCCCTTGGTTTGAGCACCTAAGATAACTTGTTTGACTTTTATGTGCACGTCTCTTTTAATATGTTCTCTTTTAGTAGCAGTCTCTGGATGATCTACATCATCGTCAGCTTCTTTGTCTGATAAATACTCTTGACCTGTTTCAGTATTAGTTAGTGTTACCTCTACTTCAGGTGTAATAACTCTAACCTTTTCACCTTTTATCGTTTGTATTTCGTCTTTAGCTTCTTGTTCTATGAAGGGCATATTTTCCTATGTTGTTGTGACCTCTGTAGGTCTTGAAATTTGTAATACAGAAGCTGTCATTTTTATAACATTTCCTGTGGCACATTGCATCTTAATTTTATCTCCTGCCTCTAAAATAATGACATTGTTAAAGGTCAGTAAATCAATACTCCCACTGGCATTTATACTAAAAGAATCATATTCATAGTCCGTTGCATCAGTGGCGTCATGCACTTTTACATCTACGGTTAAAGCTCCACTATGCGTATTATATAATTTAACGCTTTTAACTATACTAGAGGTAGCCGTCGGAGATTCATACATATCATCATACGATGCTGTAGATGTTATTTTAGACTGGATATTTTTATATACGTTTGCCATTATGACATGAAGAAATTAAATCTTTCTTGATCATCCTTATCTGGTTGTAAATAGGTAGAGTTTAACTGTTCAATAATAGAACTAATCGCTCTGTTAATTTGTCTTTGGTTATCTTCTGTATATTCTCGTTTAGGTTCTGGTAATCTTACTACTATTTTTGTCATTATCTTCTTCCATCCTGTTGTAAATCTATTTGAAAAGTTCCAAATCTCCATGTTTCTCCGGCACTATCATTCTCTATTTTTAAACTAGCATATCTTCCTCTAGCTCTTGTGTCTTCTTTAGTGGTTGCAGATGTAATTGTAAATGGACTGAAGGTACTATTCCCTGCTGTTGAAGAAGGATAGTCTTTTAATCCAATAGTTACTTTAGCATTACCAGTTAATGTTTTAAAGTCAGGTACAAATCTTCTCATTGCTAAAAAGATTTCTGGTTGTTCTTGTTGTAGGGCTATATCATAAGATTCAATATAAGATGTTAAAGCAGTGGTGCTGCCGTCAGGATTAATTTGATCGGTTCCTGTTTCTTGTTCATAGAAAGTTGTTTGACCTAAACCCAGTGCTCCTATAATCTCTGGAAAAGTTCCTACAGCCCCACTATTAAAATAAGTTGAATAAGGTTTTGGATAAACGATAGCATCAATCCAAGAAGTTCTAATTGAATTTGTATTTACTCCAGTATACCAATTACCCATAGGGACTTGTTTCGATTCCCCATAATTAAATACTACATATTTGTCATTGTAAGTAGATCCTGAAGATGGGTAGTACCAAATAACTTCTGTGAATAGATTATTAATACCAGCCGATACTTGTTGACCTTTAGTAGTATCAAAATTATCATAAACATAATCTTCAACGGCACATGGTAATGAATTAACCGTACCATCAAATGCAAAGAATCCATTGTTACTTAACCAATAAGCAACACCATCAATTTCACAACAAGCATTCTGGCCAATTAAACCACAGTTAGTCCCAACCTGTTCAAATCCAAATGTAAATGGTGAACCAACAAATTTCATTGAGTATAAAGCATTGTCAGTCCACACTAGAATATTTTCTTTAGCAACGATGGCTCCTATAATTCTGGTACCATCTTGAAGTCTATAAGTCCCAGCACTATTATCAGCTGCTGGCGCATAAGTATTTATTTGTCCTTGGTCCGAGAACCGGATAAACATATCATCTTGCGTTGTTGAATCTCCCACCGTTGTTTCGGTTCCTAAATGAATTAAGTGTCTTGTAGTTGGTGATATTAAAGTTAATCTACTTGCTGTTGGATTTCCTGAAGCTCCAGTAACATTCGTTGCATAATTATTTGTAGTCGTTGAAGCTCTTGCCGTGAATCTTGCTGATCCACTTATTCCTGAATCCCATGTAAAAGTTTTTCCATTTGAAACTGTTGCAACTAAAACTTGGCCCCAGTTACTTAATGACCAAAGTCCAGGCTCAAGTGTGACACTAGAAGCATTAACCGCTTCTCCCCAGCCATTCCAATCAGTTGCATCATAAACAATAGTTGCATCACTATGAGCTTGTCCGTTTGAAGTTCCAGGAGTTGCAGTTCCATAAGCACCCCTTGTAATAGTAGTTAAGTCTGGAGGTGTAATACCGGTATAAGAAATTAATTCTCCTGTGCCTAATACGCCAACGGATGCTACACCCGGATTAGAAAAGCCAGTACTAGAAGTTAACGTTACTGAAGTTCCTACTCCTCCAGTTCCAGCAGCGTCGGCATTTAATGCTCCATCCAAATCATTTGAAAGACTTCCTGAAATATTTCCTCCATAGTTTCCAACACCAAATCCATACCCATAAGTTTGTGCGGCAGGACCAATTCTTTGATAAGGTTGAACAGTCATACTTCCACCTGTGGCTACAACTGAACCTGCTTGATTTTCTGAATTAATAGTAAATGTAACGTTTGTTGGAACAGTTAAAACTTGAAAAAGTTTATCCTCAAAGTCAGCAGCATTTAAACCAGTACCACCCGGCAGAGTGACAGCATCTAAAACTATCATATCTCCCGCTTCTAAACTATGCGCTGAAGTTGTAGTAATAGTACACGTTTTAACTGATGTACTATCTGTTGCTAAAGTGGAAGATGTAAAAGTTGTTTGTACTCCGGCATCATTGGAACGCCACGGAGTAATATCGTAAAGTTGTCCTTCAAAATAAATAAGTAAAAATTTATCGGTACCGATACCCACATATCTATTGCCATCGGTATCAACGAATGCATGAATTTTTCTAGCAACTCCATGAATTGTTGTGTCTGATAATAAAGAAGCCCATCCTCCTACTTTTTCAGGAAGACCATATCTAAATCTAGCATTATCTGAATCTACCCATCGACCATTAGCACCGACCGCTGTGTCTTGTTTATCAATCCCGGGTAAAAATTTAATGGATGTAAGAGCCATTTTTTAAGCTCCTATGTTGGGAATACTGTCGTATTGTTTTTATAAGCCCAGCCTCTAGTTGCATCTAAATAAATAAGTTTGCATGATTGACCATCGACTGTTAAGGCATCATCAGATGCGGCACTCATAATATTGGACCCATTTCTACCAACAGTAACATTGTTAGAATTAAAGTTTCCTCTTGAATCAATAATAGTAACTTCATCGCCCGTTGCTGGTGAAGCAGGGAGAGTTACGGTTAAGATAGCTGAAGAGGTATTACAAAAAATTTGATCTCCGGCCACAGCTAAATAAGGTGTGTAGGTATGATCGATAGGAACATAACCTTTTTCTAAAAGTGTAACTACAGTATTAGTTCCGTCAGATTTACATAACATAGTGGCTCCAACTGGAACAGGTTGCGCTGTACCTGATGCAGTTAAAACACTTAAAGTATATTTATTAGTTCCGTTTCTATTTGTATCGTCTTTTATAAACCAAACTCTGTTGGCTGTTGCTGGCATTGTAAGAGTTCTATTTGCAGCTAATGTACCATAAAGTCTAAGGTATATATTTTTACCATTAGAAGTAGCTCCATCTGTTAAGGTAAGCGTAACACTGGCTGCTGCCATATCTACAGAGGCTACCCCACTCGCTGCTTGTTCTAATATTTGTAAATTGGTATTGGTGATAGTACCCCATTGACCAGCTTTTTCACCGGTTGTGATAATTTCTAATTGTGTATTTGTTGAATAACTTGATGCCATAATTTTAATAAGGAACTATTGGTGTCCATACCATTGTAACACCCGGTCCAATTTCACTCCATGTTATCGCTTGTGCCACTCCTGAAGAAAGCGTGAAAGTGCTTCCTGTAGGTGTAACATTTGCGTCAGCTTCGATTGTAACAGTTCCTGAAGTAATTACAACCTGGTTTTTAACAGCAGTAACATTAGCATCAGCGCTAACAGTCACGTTTCCAGTACCTAAAACATATGATGATTTAGTTGGATCAACCTCGGCACTAGCTGTAATTGTAACTGTTCCCAGTCCTAGAACAACTTGACTGCTATGTGGAAGTTCTGTGATAGAATCAGCTGTAATACCAATATTTCCAATACCAAGAGTTACTTGAATCTTAGTAGGGGTAATAGTTACACTGTTTTGATTGGTAATGGACGCAAAAGGTAGAGATGCAAATCCGTAATCACTTCCTAAGAGCATGGTTACGCTCCCGGATCTATAATATTATTACCGGGTATCTTGGCCCATTCTTGGATTTCTTGGTAATCTGTGTTTCCTTCATCTAAAGGAACTGATTTTTCTATATTAGTTCCTTTGTAAGTTACTTGATAACTTACAAAAGTATTTTCTAAACCATAATTTTTTGTAACTGTGTTTATTTCCATAATTATAACTCCGATTCAAAAGCCAGATATGAACTTGCATTATTAGTTCTAACTGAACCAGACACTCCTTGAGTACCACTACCACTTCCATGATATAATTGCGCCCAATTAACACTTACTATTTCTGTTGCTAAAGTATCAAATTGATCATTGCCTCCATCTCTATCAAATTTAAAATAATTACTAGCATTAGGAGCAACTGTTGATGGAGAATTTCTCATAGTTGTAGGAAAACCCAAAAATACTCCAATATAACTTGCATTATAATAATAACC